ACTTCGTCGGCGAGGCCAAGATTATGGATACACCATATGGTAAAATCGTAAAGAATCTCATCGATGAGGGAGCCAAGTTGGGTGTCTCATCTAGAGGTATGGGTTCATTAGAACCTAATGCAAAAGGTATGCAGGTAGTCAAAGATGACTTTTATCTAGCTACCGCTGCCGATATTGTCGCAGATCCATCCGCACCAAATGCTTTCGTAGAAGGTATTATGTAAGGTAAAGAATGGGTATGGGAGAATGGCATTGTAAAAGAGTTCGATATCGCTTTCTATAAAGAGTTATTGGACCAAAAACAAAAGAATAATGAAGATAAGAAAATTAGAATATTTGAAGATTTTCTGTCTAAGTTATGAATTTGATAAATAAAGAAAAGCAACCAATTAGGGAGTCTATCACAAAATGACAGATATCAATCAAGAGTTAGGACAAATCGCCGACGAAGAGTTCGTTGACGACCATGAACTAACCGAAGTAGCCGCAGACGCTCCCAAGCAAGGCGCTGGCGCCGCAGAACCTATGTCTACGGTTCCAGGCGAACGCCAGGATATGGGACCTGCTGTTGTTTCTCCTGATGCCCCATCCGACCCCGGAAAGGAAGCTTCTAAAAAAGCGAAGAAGTCAGCCGCTCTACCTGATAAAGGTAAGCCTTCTGCAGCATCTGCCAAGCAAGAGGATGTTTCTCTTGATGGCGATGATGACGAAGAAGAGGCCGAAGAAATCGTACTAGAAGCATCTGGCGACGATGATGAGGAAGAAGAGACAATAGAAGAACGGGTTGACCGTCGAGTTTCTGCTATGGACTTCTCTGATGATGTACAAGCACTAACGGAAGGTGGTGATGATGACGAAGAGATTTCTTCTGAATTCAAAATCAAAGCCGCGACAATTTTTGAAGCAGCTGTAAAATCCAAAGTCCGTTCTGAGCTTGAGCACATCGAAGAAGAATATGCAATGGCGTTTGACGCTGCTCTAGAAGAAGTAAAGGATGAGTTGACCGAGCAAGTAGATGGTTATCTCAACTATGCTATGGAAGAATGGATGAAGAACAATGAAGTCGCAGCAGAGCATCAGCTCAAAGCTGAGATTGCTGAGGGATTTATCAACGGTCTCAAAAGCCTATTCCAAGAACATAATATTGCTATTCCTGATGAACAGTTTGATATGCTTGATGCCGCCGCCGAACAGGTTGGCGAGCTTGAAGGCAAATTGACCGAGTCCATTGAGAAGAACATTAATATGGCCATGGAACTGGGAGAGTTAAAAAGGAATGAGATCCTTTTAGATGTTGCTTCTGACCTAGCGGATACAGAAGTAGAGAAATTTGCCGAGCTGGCAGAGAATGTTGAGTACGATAGTGCCGAAGATTTTCGTGAGAAGATTGAGACACTAAAGGAAAGTTATTTTCCGAAAGCGAAGCCCACAAGTAACCACGATGATACAGCAGCACCTGTACTAGGGACGGACGAAGTTGAAGATGTGTCCGACACTATGTCTGCATATATGTCTGCTATCACTCGTAACGCTGTTCGCAGTGGTGCGAGTCAGTAGGATATTTTCAAAAGGAGAAAATAAAAATGTTTCAAACGGAACACCTACAGGAAAAGTGGCAGCCGGTGTTAGCGCACCCTGATCTTCCTGAGATCAAGGATCCCTATCGCAGAGCAGTCACAACTGTAATTTTAGAAAATCAGGAAAGAGCTATGAAAGAAGATGCATCATTTCTTTCTGAAGCCTCTCCTACAAACGCAACTGGCTCTGGCGTAGCTAACTGGGATCCGATCCTAATTAGTCTCGTTCGACGAGCCATGCCTTCACTTATCGCTTATGATGTTTGTGGTGTCCAGCCAATGACTGGTCCTACAGGCCTTATCTTCGCAATGAAGGCACGTTATGTTTCACAAGCTGGAACAGAAGCGCTGTTTAACGAAGCTGATACTGACGTTTCAGGTGCCGGAACCCAGACGGGTACTGACGTACTGAAGGTCATGTCTGCCGCTAACTACGCTGCTGGTACTGGTATGACAACAGCCGCGGCTGAGACTTTGGGCGATTCTTCGGCCAATGCTTTTGCCGAGATGGCATTCAGCATCGATAAGGCGACCGTGACGGCTAAGTCACGTGCCTTGAAAGCTGAGTACACAATGGAACTTGCTCAAGACTTGAAAGCTATTCATGGTCTGGACGCTGAGACAGAGCTGGCTAATATCCTTAGTTCTGAAATCTTGGCTGAAATTAACCGTGAAGTAGTCCGAACGATCTATGTCAACTCGAAGATTGGCGCCGCCGTGAACACCACGACAGCCGGTATCTTTGACCTTGATACAGACTCCAACGGTCGTTGGTCGGTTGAGAAGTTCAAAGGCCTCATGTTCTCTATCGAGCGTGATGCAAACGTAATTGCTCGTGACACACGTCGCGGCAAAGGTAACATCATCCTATGTTCGGCTGATGTGGCTTCTGCTCTGACGATGGCTGGCCTGCTTGATTATTCAAGTGGTCTTTCCGACAGTCTCGCAGTTGACTCTACAGGCAACACATTCGCTGGTACATTGAATGGTCGCTTCAAAGTCTACGTCGATCCTTACACAAATATGGGCGTTCCTTATTCCGCTTCTGGTGCTTTGTCAACACAGTACTATGTCGTCGGCTATAAAGGCACATCGCCTTATGATGCTGGCTTGTTCTATTGCCCGTATGTGCCTCTCCAGATGGTGCGTGCAGTTGGCGAGAGTTCTTTCCAGCCGAAGATTGGCTTCAAGACACGATATGGAATGCAGGTCAATCCTTTCGCACAGGCTTCCGCCGCTACAGACGGTTCAGGTGCTCGGGATTCAAATGTCTATTATCGCAGAGTGCAGATAGCGAATCTTATG